TCCCCATTTGTTTCATGGTTAATAAGCTAGATCCTGCTCCAGCTAAATAACCTATTGCTTGTTGTCTACCAGAAGCTCTAGCTAATGAACCAGATATTCTAGCAAAATTAGCTTCTTCTAATTTTTTAGCTTCAGCAACTTTACCATTGTATTCTATAATATCTCTTTGAAGTTCTGCTTGTTCAGCATTAGATTGTAAAATCTTTAATGCAGTACCCGATAGTTCTACACCACTTTTTAATGTAGCAACTTTTGTAGTAGATTGAAACTTCTCAAAACTTTGATTAAATTTTGCAATATTAAATTCTGTTAATTTAGCTTGAGCTGCTGCTTCTTGCTCTGCAATAATTGCATTTCTATTTGCAACTTTCTGATTAAACTTTCCTATTTCATTTGCAGATGAAGCTGCTGCTACACTCGCTATTGGTCCAACAAAAGGTAATGCTGCACTCATTAAAATATCCTCGCATATCTGTACTGATCTGTACCATCAAAACCAAATTTTTTCATTAACCCTTCGTTCTCCAAACCTAACCATTCTGCAAATCTTTGACCTTGTTTAAAATCTTTTCTAATTGCAGTTTGTACTCTTTCTATATTGTGTTCTTTTGCAACTCTAGCAAAATCTTTTTTTATTGCACGAGCTACAGCTAAAGGGTTTTTCCAAATATCGCTTGTTGCAATTACCCAACCTTCAGCTACTCTACCCCAAACCATTTTCATTCCGGCAGCGAAGATAGGTTGATAATTAACAATACCTGTAAAGGCTAAATTGTTTTGTTCTAAATTTTTAGCATCACCTTCTACATTAATAAAGTTTCTATCTGCTTCTAAAACCTTATGGTTCATTTGACATGACAATATAAACTGTCCATGTTCTTTTGTATAAGGCACTATATGTAATTGTTTATCCATCATTTGTTACTAACCTTGGGTATAGTGATAAGATTGTCAAAGGTAAAGGTTGTGTTTGTCTGACAATCATAAATCCATCTGTATCATAATCTCCTCTAAACTCTACTTCTTTATCACCTGTAAATGGTGGTATACCTTTATCCATAGGATCAGCAGAAGTTCTAAAAGGAACTCTCTCCATATTATTTAAGTCGGGTCCTATTTCAACACCAACACTTTCAAATAATCTTGCAGTAACTTCATATATTCTTTTTGTTTTAGCTTGTGATGTACCATTTTGCGCACCAGCATCTATTCTCATTGTTTTTAATAATGATGTATATCCTAATCCTACTTTTACTTTAGTAGCAGACCTATCCAAAGTAATTGAACCAGAGCTTACAGTTTTATCTGGATGTGTTGCGCCATCTGCTAATATAGAAACTGTTTGTCCTTCAAGGTGTGATAATCCAGAAATAGTTGTTGCTGCAGATCCACTGTAAGATAATTGTGAATCTAAAAAATTAAATGATGTATTATCACTTTCATCAAAATCAAATGTATTTAAAAATTCTACATATCTTTTAGTTGCACCATTAATTGTTCTTTTAATAATCATATATAATTCATATTCATTATCATCAGTTGGTATTACTGCAACAGATTCACAAACTGCTTTACCACTTCCGAAAACTCCACCAAAAACATGTCTATGCCAAGCAACTACTTGTTGTTCTCTTTGATATGTTAGTGCAACTAACTCACCATCATTTCTTACACACCAAATAATTGCTAGTGGTTCTTCTTGATATGCCATTTCTGTTATACCACCTTCGGTAACATGTTCTGCAAGAATAGTTAGATCCGGAGCTGTATAACCATCTACATCAAAGTTGTAAGCAAGTTCTCTAATTTTTCTTTTAGCTCTTTGTACAAATAAAGTAGCATTAGCAACTGCAACAGCATCTATGTTTGCTGCACCATGGTTAGATTGTTTTTTAATTAGAATGTTTGTTGGTGTTACAGCATCATTATCTCCACCACCACTAACTGTAAACTCACCACCTGCAGTACCAATAATTAAAGTTCTACCGGCTGCCATAAATCTTATTGCATTAACTTGATTAGATGCGATTGTATAAATAATTGCATCATCATCTGCTACAGTGCCACCAATGTTTGCATCCATATTTTCATAATCACCAGACTTAGAAAAAAATACTGTTTGTGGTTGTGATAATGTTGCGGCAAAAGCTAATCGTTGTTCAAAAAATGATACACAAGATGGATGACCTGTAGTATCTGAAAACGCACCTAATGACCAATCAGTTGATGCACTAGCTGATCCTGTGTCTACTAATATCTCAACAGTTACAACTGTAGCATCTGTAAATCCAGTTACCTTTGCGTGTCCATCTCTAAATCTAATTAATCTTCCAACATCTGTTGAGGCAAATGTATTAGCACTAGCAGTAAAAGTTCTTCCTGTACCTACTGTTTGTGCTGAAGCTGTAATAGTTGTAGTAGATGTATTTGTGTCTAAGTATGGTCCATTAGTAAAATTACAACTTACTAAAGTCCAAGATGTATGACCAGTACGAGATAATTTTTTTACTGGATGACTAGGATGCGTTATGTACATGACATCAGCAGATTGTGCAAATTTAATATCAAATAATTCATCAGTTAGATAAGGTGTAGATATTTCAAATGGAGATCCACCAGATAATATTTGACCATTATCTCTATAGAATCTCATATACTGATTACCTAATTCTATAATATAAGTTTGTGTAGTTGAAAATTCAAAAGGTATTAATCTTGTTTTAGCACTACTTGTTTTTACTTCAGCAATAAAAGTTGTGCCGGGTCTACGAGCTGCTGCACCATGTGGATAGATAACCATATTTTCTACAGTTGCGCAACCAGCAGAGTATTTTGCTAAATCATTTCTACCATCTAATCTTGGTGATAATTCACCTGCTGTAAAATTTGAAAGTTGTGCAGCTACTCTAGCCATGTATTAGAACCTTGAGTTAATAAATGTACCAGCATCTATAACATCTGCCATTCCATCTTCTTGTGTAGTATTATATCCTTCAGTTGAATCAACAAATCTAGCATCTCTTAATTTTTCTTGATAAAGAGCTATCATGTTTTGTTGTGTAGTATTGTTAGATGTAATAGCATAAGCTATATCTGCAGCTAGTGCTGCTGATAATGTTTCTCTTAAATTTTCATCATATTGATTTGAATCTGTAACTCTTGAAATATATAATATTTTCATAGAAGAGTTATTAGATAATATTGATCTACCTTCTACTTTATGATCTGAATCATAATCTAGTATTCTAAGTAATCTTAAACAATCACCGGGTAAATCAAATTTAAAACTATAACCCCATGCAGGAGTATCTGTTGATGATGCTAGTTCAACTCTTTCTTGTAAACAATTCCAAGGATGTGATCTAAATACTGCATCTCTTACTTGAGTAAATCTTGAGTTGCAAAGTCTAGCATTTTTTGAATCTTCTGTAAGTGAAAGTATAGTTGTTGCACCAAGTTGATTTAATGCTCCATTACAAATATCTACTGTTGATGCCATACTTACTCCATATTTCTTTTTGAGTTAATTGCAACTCATCTTTTTTTTGCTTAGTTACATCATTAATATCTGTTATATCAATTTTTTCAACTAAAGCATATCTATAGATTTTATTATCTCTTCCCCATTGAAAATGCAACAAAAGTCTAGGATCTTTATATAAATCAATTAGTCTTGGATCAAATCTAGCTATTGTCATTTTTTAGTATATATTTTCTTCTGATCTCTCTACTATTTTCCAGTTGCCAAATTTCTTTCTCTGTTCTCTCTTCTTTTAGATCAAATCCATAATGATATTTAGGACCATGTTTGAATCTGTCTACCAGAACATACCTATATACATAATTATCTTTTTTAAAATGTAATACAGGTTTTAAATCTTTTATTTTCTTCATGCACTCTAGGCGGGTTCCACTCTCGCTTTCCCCGCCTAAAATTCTATTTATTAGTCTACTACATAGGTCATGTGCAACTGAATAGTGTTAGTTCCATTAGCTCCTGCTAAAGTTACAGAAACTGGTAAACCATCTTTATCAGCGTTCACAACTGAGTTTTCACCTAAAGCTATTGTTGATGCAACAGCAACAGATGATGCAGATGCTGAAGAAGCAGCCGCTTTAAACTCATCAACATCAGCCGCTACAGTTGATCCAGAAGAATCAACATAAGCATTATGTCCAACTGATAGTGTAGTTGATGAACCTAGTGCATCATGTGCAAGTCTACCACCAAGGATTCTAGCTCCATTTGGTAAACTAAACATGTGAATAGTAGATTGTTCTGCATTCGCTTCGTATTCAGCAAAGGCTACTCTAACTCTACCTGCGAGTTCGTTAGTCTTTACTTTTTCAGAAGGAGTTGCAGCAATTTTCGCTTGTTGAATTGAATTTGCCATAATATTTTATCCTCCTTTATTACGCTTCGTGTGCTTGAACTTCTACTACTTTTTCTTCTTCCATTCTAGTAGCACCGATTGACATACAGTAGTACACCTGCGTTGCGTAAGATTTATCAGCTCTTTCGTCTATTCTAGCTTGAACATCTTTACCAACAGCTAATGCAATACCATCTTGTGCAAATGCGATACACTTCCTTTTAGAAGATGCAATAGATAGTCTGTTTGATACAATAAAGTTAAAACCAAGGAACGAGTTGATTTCACCATTTGCCAATGCTTTGACAGTGTTAAAATCTGAACTTGTAACCTCAGTAGTACCTAATAGATCAGTGATCTGTCTAGGTGATACTACAATGTATCTAGCGATTGAGGGATCTACACTTGCTAAGTCGAACTTTTCTTTTGTAGTTCTTAACTTTGCAATAGTTAAACCATCAGTACCAGATTCCACAATTTTTTGTGCAGTTGGTAATGTAGTTGAAGTTGATCCTGTTTCACCAGTAAATGCAGTTCCTAAAGCGGCACTGATTACTACATCATCCATAGCTCTACCCATTGCCATAGCAGCAGCTTGAGCATAAGATGAAGTCGGGTCTATTAAAAGACGCACTTTATCTTGTTGATCTATTAAATCCGCAAATTCGTAATCCGCAAGAGATACTCTTCTTCTTGCATGTGGAGTGTCAATTTGTGGAGTGTCAGAATGTCTGCTAGTTTTTACAACAGCAGTAACGCTTCCTACTTGATCGAAGAAAGCATTTTTTCCAACAACAGATTCAAGACGTACTTTGTCTCTTAATAACGATCCCATTTGTTGAGACAACATTTGTATATTTGCAGAATACTGCTGTACAAATGCTGTAGTTATTTGTGATGACATATTAAGTCTCCCATTGTTATTAATGTTAAACAATCAGAGAAGTTATCCACATTAGTAGGCATCTCTTGGATTTAAAGTCTTTTAGACTAGAAGTCTATTCCTTCTTGTCAATAAGGTTCTTACGAATTGTCTTACCTTTAATCCACTTATAATAATTTTCGCAAATTGGCAAGGGATCTTTTTTTTGAAACTCTGTACCTGTTTCTTTAACAATTCTTAAAACTTCAAGTCTAATCTCTTCATTGTTAAGATGATTGTTATCATTTGACATCTAACATCTCTCTCAAAGTAAGCATTTGTTGTACAGATTTATCGTGATCCGGATGACCTTTAATATGATATGGATGATTCTTATCATTCATAATACTTGATATTTCAGTTTCCAAATCTTTGCTTGTATTTACATTTTCGCTTTCTGTTGTAACAATTTTATCTTCTGACATCATATTAGCAATTTTTAAAAATCCTTTTATGATTGTAGTATTGCTACCTAAAACAGAACCATCTTTTAAAATTGTACTATCTAAAAAATCTGCACCTAAATTAGCTTTTGCTACTGCTGCTGCTTTTTTTACATTTTCATCAAATGATTTACCCCACTCTTGTCTTAACTCTTGTTCAGATTGAGCATGTGCAGTTTCAGTATCTATCTTTGATTGCTGTGCAATATCCTCCATATTGTTTTTGTAAAAATCTAAAATACCTTCTGCTTGTTTATTACTTAAACCTAATTTATGAGATTGTTCAGCAAAGGATTTGATTGCACTTTCATCCATTTGAACAACATTAGATTCTATTTTTAAATTATATTGATCTGGAGTTTCTGGTCTACCTAGTTTTGAATATGCTTCATCCCAAGTTTCTTGAGTAGAATTTTGATTAGGTACTGCAATTTTATCTTGACCAATCATTCTAGTTGCATTGATGTATGACTTTGCAAGTGCATCTATCTCTGTAAATTTTTCAATGTTAGGATCATTTCTATATTCTTCACTTATAGAATCTTTCCAAGTTGATTGAGTTGTTGATTGGATAGTTGATTGAGTTGGTTGTGGTGCAGGTGTATCTGCTTTAGCAACAGTTGATTGTGTTGCTTGTGGTTGTGCTTCTGTAGTTGTCTGTTCTACAGGCACAGTTTCCTGTGTTATCTGTTCGCTTGACATTTTA